GCAATCTGAACAGTGTTTTCAACAGGAATAAGCTGGCAGTAATGCTTCACATAGCAGATATGCAGGCAACCTTCCTGGATGATTGCAAGAAAGGCGGGCACATCAATGGATAGAGAGCAGGCAGCGGAGAAGCTAAAGAAAATCAAAGCGCTTGCGGAACGTGGCGTGGGCGGAGAGAAAGAAACGGCCATGCGGATGTATCGTGAATTGATGGAGAAATACCAGATTGAAGAAGCGGAAGTGCTGGAAGATTATGTTTCACTTCATTGGTTCGGATATAAAACGGAATTAGAAGAAGATTTGTTGACCCGGATTTTTTATAAAGTAACGGGTAGTTGCTCATATCACCATTATACAGGTTCGTATAAACGAAGAAAGAAGCGTGGGTGCGATTGTACGGAACTGGAAGCGGTGGAAATCAAGCTGCTATTTGATTTTTACAAAGAGGAATTAAAACGGGAACTAGAAGCATTTATGATGGCGTTCAGATACGGGAATAACCTATTCCCAGATAAAACCGCACGTTGCTATCAAAAATAGACCACCCAGGGCGCTACTGGGAGAAATGGAGGAAGAAGACTGATGCAACCAAAAAGGAGGACCGCAAGAAGCTGGTCCAGTATGAGAGGAAACGCCCAGGGGCACTTCCTGGAAGGGTACATAAAGGGGGCATGTGCCTTCTACAAAGACCAGGGCCGGGCGTATGTGGAGCAGATACCAGAGCCGTTCCGGGTGATGGAAACATACCGGGATGGCCGTTTCACTGGAAGGTTTATTGCAAATGCGCAGCCGGACTTTATGGGAGTGCTGCCAGGTGGCCGGGCAATATGTTTTGAAGCAAAGTACACCGGACAAGAGAAGATGCAGCAATCAGTTGTTACGGAAACGCAGGCTGACACGCTGGAACGTTGGTGGATGACGGGCGCAAAAGCTGGGGTATGTATCAATATAGGTGATGTGTTCGCTTTCGTTCCCTGGGGCATCTGGCGCAGCATGAAGGCCATATATGGGCGAAAATACATGAAGGCAGAGGATGCAGAAACATTCCGGGTAAAGTTCAACGGCCATGTTCTCTTTCTGGACTATGAACATCCGGGAACCGTGGCAAACCTGGAAGCCCAGTTGTGGAAGCAGGATGAAGAACTGGCGGAGGATGAAGGATGAAAGCGGCGGACAGAGTTTTGAAACAGCATGTGCCATATTACAGCCAGATGAAAAAGGCGCTGCCTGCTTCACCCAGGGAAAAGAAAACGAAACCCAGGAAGAAAAAGGAATACAGGCTGACCAGTTGGAGCCAGAACGGCAGCAAGGCAGTATTGCGGGAGGGTGTAAGCGTGAACCAGGCTGCCAGAAAACTATATGCCTATGAAGAAACGGGGCTTACCCCGCAGGAAGTATTGAACCTTATGGAGCGGGAACGCAATCTGACCATAAGGGTTGAAAAGCTGGAAGGGTGGGAATGACGAATGGAACCGGAACGGTGTTTGATGTGTGGTGAAATCATACCGGAGGGGCAGCAGCTATGCAGCGGGTGCATAAATGAATATGGCATCATGCCTGCTGATGTGGAAGCGGCAGAGGAATTGCGGGATATTGCACAAGTATTGAATATAACGGCATCCACGGATAAAAACATTCAGTTATCCATGGAAGCTATTTTGAGGATTGCAGATAGATTGGAAAGGAGAAAGAACAGTGAAAGACTACAAACCGAAAGTGGTACTGGCAAGGCTGAAAACGGGAGGAAAGACGGTTGAGCAGATACGGGATGAATTAAAGGGCCAGGGCTTCACGTGGAACCAGTTTAAACACATGAAGGAAAGCTATGACCTATTTGGCGGACTGGAACTGTATTTGTCGTTGTGGGCCTATGATGGGCACAGCGCATGGCATCTGTACAACTGGAAACAGGAAGATGATGAAAGGGTAATGAATGCCATATACCATGCTGAACAGTTTAACCCTTTCCCTGCATATTTGAAGGATTATGAAAAGTTTGTTGCTGACTGGAAGGCGGAAACATATGACCCAGGGTGTGTGTTCACACTTCCGCTGGATGCGGCGGAAGTGCTGCAAGTATTGCAGGAGGAGGAAAAACGACATTGACCATGAAAAAGTGCAGAAGGCAATCAACCAGGCAAAGGAAGAAGGTTACCAGCGCCGCAGGCGCAAGAGGGCATCAAAGAGAAGCCGCAACCGTCATAAAAGAAGATGAATACTATCTGGAAGCTGCATTGGAGGGAAGAAGGCCCAGTGAAATGATGAACGCAGGAATTATGGTTCCGTTGTGGTATTTGTCGTGGTGGCTGAATACATACGGTTGCAATAACTGGCGCAGAAGAAACGCCCTTCCAATGATTAAAAGATATAAGGGAAGGAAGCTGGGGTGGACTTGATGGCAAAAAAGAAAAACCATAGGAAGTACAGGCCGAAAATGCAGCGGCAGCAGGCCAGACCAGAAAGCCCGATTGTGCAGCGGATGAAGCTAATAAACCAGTTAGCACCACACGTGGCGGAT